TTTCCTGAAAGGTGATACGGATGCGGCCACGGAATACCTGCAGGAAGCCTGGGATGCCTTCGTGGAACGTTTCAACAAAGTATTCGAGAAGATTTTCGGCATCAAGGACGCCTGGAATAAGTTCATGACATTCATGCGTGATGCGCTCGGCAAACTTGTGACCTATATCCGCGATACATTCTCTCGCATCGATTGGGGGCTGGTTGGTAAATACATCCTGCAGGGATTGGCGAACGGCATGTTGCTTGGCATCCCCGGACTATTGACGGTTGCTACAAAAGTAGGTGAGACGGTACTAAGCGCGATCAAGAAATCTTTGGGGATTGGTTCGCCGTCGGTAGAAGCTATGAAGCTGGGCATGTTCACCGCACAGGGCTTTCAGATGGGTTTGCAGCGCGTCTCTCCTGAAGATATGGCGCGTTCGCTGGTACAACCGATCACGAACCAGTCCAATTCACAGCAGCAGACGATCAACCAGTATTTCAATAGCGGTCTTACACTACGTCAAATTCGTGGAGAGATCGATCAGCGGGTTGATATGCTGGCCAACGAGTTGATTTTCAATTTAGGAGGCGTGTAGGATGGAAAAAAAGAAGGTCGGAACTGTCTGCTTGATGTGTAGGACTCAAATCAAAGGTAGAGAAACTTCAACAGACGATCACTTTTGCAATGGCAAAGTATCCCCACATTATGGGAAGCCCGTCACAATTTGGAGTTCATGCTCATATCAGGCATTGCTGGGTAACAAGCTTACGTTTAGAATGAAACTCGCAATGTTGGCCCAAGGATTGGCAAACAAGCTAAGCGAGGTGAATTAAATCTTGTAAAATAATATCTCCCCTATAAAAAATCTCCGTCCTGTTCGTCCAGGGCGGAGATGGGAGTGCATGAGATCACGGGCTCATGCTCGGACTGATTATAGCATCTCCGAGCGGGGCTAGTCAATTGGAGATAAGAGACATGAATGAATTATTGGAAAAAGAACTTGATGAACTTCCCGAATCTTGGATTGCAAAATCGGGTCAAAGTCCAAGCTATCTTTCAGCATGGTTCGACAGACATCTTACAAAACTAAAAATAAAGACGCATCTTAATGAGTGGAGAGAAGATGAGCATTATTCGATAAGCTTCTCTGGTGCTTATATTAGTTTTGAACATACAGGTTATGGATGCAAAATAGAAGTGGTATTGAGAGACAAAACAGACAAAGTGAATAGACTAAATATCGTTTTGTTTTGGTTGTTTTGGAAAAGTGTAATAGATAAGGATTATATTTGGGGGGGGCCATATGCCAAGGTACTGCAGGAAGGTGACACAGTAAAAACGATGGGAGAAATTTGGAGTCCTTGTGACCATTTACCAGTAAGTATTTCGGACCAGGAACGTAAAGCTGTTGAATTATGGTGTGAAAATAAAACTGCAAAGGAAATTTCAGATTGGACTAAAGGTAAAGGGTTAGACTTTTGGAAAGTCACAACAGTACATAACAAAATTTCTAAATTAAGAAGAAGCTTTCCAGATGCTCGTATCCCTTACGATAAAGAAAGAAAGTAGAAATAGGTTATCGATAGGTTCATTGAAGTAGCCTAACAAAAAATAATATGCAAAAATGACGGCATGAATAGCCGTCATTTTTTTGTTAATGGAGTGAAAACAAATGTCAACACGTCTAACAATTATTTTGAGTGACCAAGAGAAGAGTGCTTTGATTTCTCTCTCTGAAAGAGAGAAACGAGAGCCTGGGGATCAAGCTGCATTATTGATTCGAGAACGACTTGCCCAAGAGGGATTGATTGATATTTCGCAAGATGTTTTTCCCACTGAGCAGATCTCGGAATCTTCCACATAGGATGAATAAATCAGATGGACGAAAATCACCAAGTTGACATCGAAGAAGTTAAAAGGCTGATTCGTTTGATGTGCATTAACTTTATTCAAATGACTGTGAAGGTCAATTGGCGTGAGCCAAGAACACAGAACACCGCTGGAGAAATCTACCGGGATGGTAAAGGCGTGATTTGCATCGATATTAATCCGAAACTTTCTACATACGATCTTTACCTAACTGCCCTACATGAATGTGGCCATTATTTAGCGGGGCATAAACTTCCAGAATTTGAAAGCGGAACAATGGAAATAATTGAAAAAATTATTCTCGAGCGTGGACCTTATTTGACTGTAAGTGATGATGAAAGGCTACAGCATCCTAAAAAGCCTATTGAGATTGAAGCGCAAAGTATAGCGGATCAACTTGAAAAGATTATTGAGAATGTAGCCTTAGCAAAGTTTGATGACACTGGAATCATGGCGCTGTTAAATGCAGCGTTAAGTATTCAATATTTTCCACCTAAAGGAGTTTGAAAATGAAAAAAAGAATATCCATATACATTCCCGTTGACGATGAAGATGCGGCCGCATTTGAAAAGTTGACAGAAGAAGAAAAGCAATCGATTCAGGATGCGGTCGTAAAGCTAATGAACGAGAGCCTGGGGAAAAAAGTTTCAATTAAAGAACGCGACGAAAATCGAAACAAAACATTCATTCGCTTGGATGAATAAGAGGAAACCATGAACACACTTGAAAAACTTGAAAAAAAACTAGCTACAACCAAGGAGCAGCGCTCCGAGCTCGTGAAACTGCTTGATGAGCAGAGAGCATCTCTCAAAGTGAAACTCTCCGATCAATCCCAGGCAATACGTGATGGGCGGTCAACTTCCAAGTTGACTGATGAGATTGTAAATCTTCGAGTTCGCATTGAAGGGACCGAAACGGGAATCAAAGACCTGGACTTTGAGATTCAGAAAGATGAACAGGAACGTGCGAAAGAGTTAAATACTATTCGCCTTTCCAGAATGGCGGAGATCAATAAAGATGCTCTGCAAATTCAGGATGAGATTTACGCCCTGTTTTTGGATGCTGCCAATAAGACAGATGAGCTCAAAGAGAAATACAGCGCGTATCGAGCCGACTTGAAAAGCGGCGATCATCACACCCTTACTTACGTACAAACCAAACGCGCCAATCTTATTTCAAAGATTGCTACGGATCTTCCAGCGTTGATGGATTTTTTTCCAAACGAGATCACAACGAAAAAAGAAATCACACCGACTGACTTACGAAGAAAACTCAACAAAAGGTGAAAAACGTTTGACCCGTTGATTATTGAAAAAATGAAAACATGGCAGACACAACGCAACAACCCCAGCACGTACTTAACTACGCGGCGCATTTACTACGGAGATTGACTGATTCCACTGCAAACGATCCAACAGCGGCGGATTTATCCCGCTTACAGGGTCCATTGCTTGATGTGGTGATGAGTGTCCTATCGGAGGGGAGGGACAAGTCAAAGCGTAAGAGCAGATTACAGGCAGAGCTGACGGCACGTGGCTTGGATCTGATACTTTCCCCCATGATCGATCTCGCAAATCCTAATGCGGACCTGGCAACACTGGAAACGTCAAAGGGTTGGGAAGCCTTCGACCTGGCAGATGTGATGGTGGAGGAGATCCCGCCTATTTCATGGGTCGTGAGATATTTCCTTCCACGTCCTTCAGTGGTGGTTTTCTTTGGAAAACCGAAGCATAAAAAGACATTGGTCATTATGGATATGTGTCATCACATTGTGAGCGGCTTATATTGGATGACCACCCCCAAGGGAAGCGATGGCATTGAAGTAGCGTCTGAGCGTGTTGTTTGGATCGATCTGGAAAATGGTACCCAAGTTTTGAAAAGACGCATGAAAGCATTCGCCAGGGCGCTGGAGATTGATATTGACCACGGCCAGTTTCAAGCCTACAGCATGCCCTCTCCATGGCCGGATTTTTCAAGGCCTGAAAATGTGGCTGCAATGATCGAACGCATAAAAGGGCTTGGAGATATTGGGGTGCTTGTTATAGATCATCTTGGGCAGGTGTTTGGCCCCGTGGATGAAAACAGTCCGCTAGCTTCTCAAATCATGGGAGCCATTCGTCAGATATCAGAAGCGTGTAATGTTGCGATCATCCTGGTACATCATGCCAAAAAGGGCATTGGTAAAGCGGGTGGGGCACCTGAAGATAATCTAAGGGGATCGGGAAGCATCCTTGCTGGGGTTGACGGAGCGTTCCTTGTTGAACGAGATATGGCTGATAAAGACCAGGTCACGATCAAGCCAGTGGCCGTCCGTGGTCCTGATGCTCCCAACATCAGTGCAAACTTTTCATACACCCAAGATGAAAACTTGGATCTGACAGAGGCGCGTTTTTGGCGGATTGCCTATCGAAGCAAAACTGCCCGGGCACATGATGCGATCATTGAAGCCCTCAAACAGAACGATAAATTGAATCACACGCAATTGAGGGCAGAAGCAAAGCGCATTGATAAAAGCCTGAGTGATGCAAATATTAGGGAAGGGATTGAAATTCTTCATGGAACACGAGAGATCATCTTCGTGAGCGCTGCGAAGGGTGCAAAGATATATGAATTGGCAGGTGACAGCGATGAAGATGACTAAAGACGAACTCCGTGCATTGAAGGAAAAACATCGTATCGAGCTTCTCATGCAGGAAGCGGGCGAAGCGTTTGAAGTGGACGCGAAAAACTCCGAAATATGGCGCAGCACAAATACATACGGCTTGACTGTGGACATCCGCCGTCAAACGTATGAGATCAATCGTCCAGGCATGGAGCAGGAAACCGGCGATGTAATCACCTGGCTAAAGCGCCGCTATTCATGGACATTTGGAATGGTACTCAAGTTTTTACAGAAACGGAAAGCCGATCCAAAAAGGCAGGTAATACCAAACAACGAAAAGAGAACCAAACTCAGAATTAATCCAACTGATGAATGGAAGACGATTGGCCATATCTACACCGATCCAAAAACGGGCAATCAATCTTACGCGATCAGCTACAAAACCGATCTAATGGACGATCTGCAAAAACACGCTTTTGAAATTGCGGGTGATTGGATACTGGATTACCTCTCAAAAAGCAGCGGTGAGATATCAAACAAGATCAACCACTTCCCCCAGCGTTTTGAAAAGATTGTGGATTTTGAAATTACTGAATGTGCAATTTGTGGAACTTCTTTCAACTGGTCCGCTGCTGGAACATTTGCTTATGCGGCTGAAGAGGCCGAATATCTTGAAGTTGTTTCAGACGTTGAAGATCTGCAAGGTGCATACATAGAAGAATCTATTTACATCGATTCAGATTTTGTCATCTGTGAAAAATGCCTGAGATCGAAATACGCGCCCAGGTACAAGGCTTTGACCTTGGCTTATAGGTCCGCTGTCAGGCGGGCTGAAGCATGGGAAGATGCGGAGCGAGAACGAGAGCGGGAGCGTGATAGCGGGGCGGCGGCGCGCGCCATGGAACCTTTATAACTTAATTCTTATTCAGTAGAAACATGAAGCCCAAAATGCTCTTTTATTGGGCGTTATGTGCCTTGGCCATGCTGCCCCAGGAAAACACGGTAGGGGAGGTCTTTCTCCTTCTCCGCCCTTCCTGTGTGATTTGCCTGGGGCGTGGGGCTTGCTAGTCCGCGGTGTACTGTGACAGTTTTAACAGTACACCGCGGACAACAGAAGCAGCCCGATCACTGCAGAAAATAGCATCTGATAGGGAAGCCTATACACGTTTGGGACTGTTGAGTTATTGGCGGTCAAGATGTTTTGAAGATGTTTTGAAAACGAATTTAACCGCCAATAATTCCGTGCGGGAGTGCGTGCGTGCGGACAGGTCCGGGCACGGTATAGATCTCGCGTGTGGGGAAGGGGATAGGGGGGGTGGGGTCTTCGGGGATTCGCGCTCGATCTGGCCAGGCGCCCGAGGGCGCAGCGTCTCGGCGCTTCACAACTTTTCCAGAAAAACGGGTCGAGATCTGATATCGATATAAAAATATTTTTACAGAAAATGTACAGAAAATGTACAGGAAAAATCCAGTATTGATTGATCGCTCTCCCAACGCTCTTTTTTACTACTGGAATCAACGATGATCTTATACAGTGGTGGTCGCGCCGCCACATTATCACAAAATATTTAGGAAAGGAATTGTTATGCCAAAAAGAGAATTGGATGCTGATATTGAAATCAGGCACGTGCCGTTACCACCTGAAAAGCGTGCTGCCTGGGACCAGGCAATGCAGATCTTGACAGGCAAGATCCTGGACATTGTTGTTATCCAGGTCTGCTCAGAGTGCCATTGTGAGCTGCACCTGACTACGGAAGGCAAACAGGTATGCCGGAATGAAACATGCCCTAATTATTCCTAATGGATTTTATTGGAAGCTTTATAGAGTGAATCTACGCCGCGCCAAGCTATCAGAGTGAAGCAAATAACCTGTTCACACATAGGTAGAAGGGGCGTGAAATTTATTTGAAAGGAGAAAAACTTATGGACCTCTGTATGTGTGGATCTCAAGCAGGATATCCCCACGATAAGCTTTGTCCACATCCATATTACGGCGGAGATATAAAGCAGGAATCCGCCTGGATGGATGCTTATAGAGAAAAGAAAGCTGCACTTCAAAAAGCGATAGAAACTGAAGACCCTGCAATCAATAAGGCTATAACCGGTACGGCTTCGAACTGTATCGGATCAAATACCGATACAGTTTAGAAAGGAAAACGAAGATGACAACGAAGAATGAAAAACAAAGTGCCCCAGCAGAAGCCAGGGCACAAGGGACGCTAGCGAAGCGTCAGAACATCCAAAACGATTATACATCCCTTGAATGGTTTGCACAACAGGGTGCCAACTTTGTCCGAGTGGCTGCATGGAACGCAAAGGTAAACTCCCCTGGGAAACAACCGATTGACAAGGCTTGGCAGGTCAAGCCGATCGCATTCAAGGATATTCTGCCTCACGTAAAAAAAGGTGGGAATGTTGGCCTATTGTGTGGAAAGAAATCAAGCGGACTATGTTTGCTTGACATTGACGATCACCTGCAGGAATTCTTTGAATACTTCCCCGGATTGGCCAATGCTCCAATTATAAAAAGAGCAGATGCGCCCGATCGTGGCAAGCTTGTATTACAGATCAAAGGATCGATCCCCAAAAATAAAAAATGGCATGATGTCCATTTGGAATTCCTGGGGAATGGCAATCAAGGCGTTGTGCCGCCTTCAACGCACCCGGGAGGCGCTCTTTATGAATTGCACAATGCTGATAGGTCCGCGCTCGAATACGATGGTGAAAAGATCATCCGCATTTGTCAATTGTGGGATGACTTCAAGAATGACAAAAAATCGACAGATCCAACTCCTGCAAATCTTTCCAGTAATGAGCGTGGAAGAGTGTCAAGCCAAACCAAGGACTTTCTTGAATTTGGCGCGGGACCACATACGCGAAATAACAGGCTATTCATTGCCGCTTGTGATTTGAACGGTTGCGGATATTCCCAAAGTGAAGCAGAGTCTTTTCTTTTGCCGGTATGGTCCAACTTAGGGAAAAAGGAAGGGGAGGCAATTGAAACAATCAAGAGTGCCTATTCGCAAACGCGGACACCTTCCAACCCTCACGCATTCGAGAAGATGGTCAAGAAACAAGGAAAGGCCGCGCCAATCATCTCAAGTGATGTTGACGATGAGAATGAGCATCCAGACGATGCAATCTCATCTGCCATGCCAGAACTTCCTAGCTTTGCTCAGATGAGCGACGCTGAGATAAAGCTAGGGAAAAAGGCAGGTAAATTCATCGATGATTACATCTCCTTTGCGATCAAAGATGCCCCAATGACACCACATCTATTTCATCAAACCTACGCACTAGCTATTTTGTCTACGGCCATTGCACGGCGCGTATTTGTGAACATGGGTGCATCGAAAAGCATCTACCCCAATCTTTATATCCTGCTCTCAGCACCTTCCACACTATACACAAAGACAACAGGCTACAAAACCGCATTGGAAGTTATGAAGATGGCCGGATTATCTCACCTGCTTTTGCCCGATGGTGTAACACCGCAAAGTTTGATTACTGAGTTGTCAAATAGGCCGCAAGACAATTACCAAAATTGGAACCAAGAAGAAAAGGAAGAGTGGCAGAATGAACGTCTTTTTGCAGCGCAGCGGGCCTGGTGGATGGATGAAGCTGCTAGCATGTTGTCATGGTTCCAACAAAAACATTTGGCAGAACTCAAAAACATCATCTTGAGATTTTATGAATGCGAATCGAAGATAAAAATTTCCACCATTGCGCGCGGTCGTGAGACGGTCCGAAATATTTACTTGACGATTTGCGGACCTACCACTCCTGCAGCATTGAGACAGCATTTGAAAACTCCTGAATATTGGAGTGGTGGTCTATTTGCCCGTTTCTTACTTGTTACACCTGACACTGCACCGGTGCGTGTGTTCTTTCCGGATCCATTCCCTATTCCTCCAGCCCTAGTAAAGCATATAAATCATCTGATGTTTGAAAAGCTGGAAACACCAAAGGAAAACGCTCTTGGTTCAACACCAGCTCCACCCGCTATTGAGGCTACTCTGGCACCAGGAGTGAAACGCCGGTGGGATAAATATCATAAAGCCATGTATTCACTCGTTGAGAAAAAGAGGATACCTGAAAAGCTTGAATCGTCTTATGGCCGTTTCCATGAAAAGGCAATCAAAATTGCTATTCTTTTGGCAACATCAGACTGGGCAAGGATGGCAAAAGGTAATCCGCTTGTGGTGAAAGATGCCCACTGGTTTAGAGCCCAAGAGATTACTGAAGGGTACCGAGCAAGTCTTCATAGAATGATCGAAGATGCGAGTACACCTCTCGAAAGTGAAGAGGACGAACTCGCCATAAGGATACTTGCGCGGTTGAAGACATCTCGGAGAAATTCTCGCAGGGAGATAGCTATTGATCTTCACATGCAAACAGGAGTAAAGCGAAACCAATTAGAAATGATCCTTGACCAATTACTAAAGGATGGGATCTTGGTTGAAAAAGAGATCAAAGGCAAGCGCGGTCCCTCAACAATGCGCCTGTTCCCGTCACAAGGCTAGCATTTAATTAAAAACCCGTTGCATACTGCATACATGTTTACATGTTTCGCGTTTTAATCGCGAAACACGTAACATGTAGCAGGGGCCTATGGAGTAGCTTCGGGTTTTGAAAAAAGTAACACAAGATCTAAGGATAAAAGCAGAGACAATGCCCCGGAAAGCGCCTGATATGATTATCGAAGAAATCAGCGGCAATCAATATGCCGATCTGAAAACGGCGCAAGATGCGGCATTGTCTCTGCTTGTAATAAATTTTGAGACTGTCATTAATGATCTTTTAGAGCGTGGAATTTTGAAAAACGAAAACGGAAAAATAATTCCTAACAACAGCAAGGATAAATTATGAGCGATCAATACTCCCCTCCCCCGCCGAGCTTGACTGCAGGTGCTCGCGTGTGGGCATACTTGCGTGACAGCGGCGGACCAGCTCAGGAGCAGAGCATAGGACAACAGGAAAGCGAAATCATTGCATATTGCAAACGGTATAACCTTTCCCTGGTCAAAGTTTTTCGAGATGTTGCCCGATCAGGAGGAAGTACAACTGGACGTGATGAATTTATGGGAATGATTGAACAAAGCGAAGACGAAACAATCCGCCCCCAGGCTATCTTGATTTGGAACTTTGCCCGCTTCTCGCGTGACTATAATGACACCGTATTTTACAAAGCAACATTGCAGCAGCGTGGGGTAATGGTCCACTCCGTGACAGACGTGATCCCTGTGGATGATTTTTCAGCGCGTATTGTAGAAACAGTTATCAGCCTGGCCAATGAAGAAAAGCGCCGTCAAACTTCCCGTGATGTGAAGCGTGGTTTAAAGTCACTTGTGAGCAAGGGTTTTTCGCCTGGCATACCTCCCCGCGGATATGTCGCCGTCAAAGTGAACATTGGTGAAAAGCGCGATGGTATACCGCGCATGGTTAGCAGATGGGAGCCTGATCCAGTTTTGAGTGGGTATGTAAAAATAGCCTGGCAATTGAGAGCTGAGGGAAAATCTTATCGGGAAATCACCAAAGCTACAAAAGGGATGTTGTATACAAGTGTCAACACATGGACAACTTTTTTTAAGAATAAATCCTATTTGGGCATTGGCAAGAGCGGAGATCTTGAAATCACGGACCATCATGAGCCGCTTATCACCTGGGAGCTCTGGGAAGCCGTGCAAAAACTTAGAAAGGCACATCCGCGCTATGGAAAAAAAGGAAACCTAAATCATCCGCGGCGAGTGGGAAATCCTACAGCTCTATCGGGTTTCACTTACTGCATTGAATGCGGGAACATGATGACCCATAGCAACGGCAATAAAAATAAAGTATGGAAACATTATATTTGCGGAAAGAAGGATCGCCATGGTTCCGCTGCTTGTAAGTCAAGAAGAGTTGGGGCGATCAATGCAGAGACACAAATTATAAAAGCCGTGCTTGATCATGTTCTTACACCTGAATATCTTATGGAGGTTATCGACGAAACGAAAAAACAACTTGATTCAACAACAGAAATTGAAAGGCAGATCACCGCCGAAAACCGAAAGCTGGATGATCTCGACATTGCGATTCAGAGACTGCTTAGGACCATCGAAAAGACAGACTCTCCCTCTGCCCAGGATAGGCTAAAAGAACGGGAGGCAGAAAAGATGCAAGCAAGAGCGGAGATCGATCGTTTACGTCTTCAGCTCACAGCGGCTCAAACAGTGATCACTCCGGAAGCAATCCGATTGATGATAATCGCCTGGCGCGATCAATTCGAAGATCTGCAAGAGTCTGGAAACGTGAGAGATGTAAAAGCCTGGCTTATGCAATTTGTTTCAAGAGTCGATCTCGGATACAATAAAGCAAGAATATTTTTTACATACCCCATGATAGATCTGTTTCAGAATGGATCTGATAACTCACGTAACGTAGCCTCTCCCCGTGGGGGCACACAGATAATACGTGGTGAAAAATCTATCATGGTCGAATGGAGATAAACATGATAAATATTTCACCTACAAAACAAGCAAGAAGCAATAATATGCCAGATTTAAGCGAATTCATCTCAACAAAAGATGCCGCCAAAAAGCTAGGCTTTCACGTCAAGACAATCCCAATGATGCTGCGAAACAAAACACTTGATGGAGTAAAGTTTGGCCGTGCATGGCTTGTGTCTAAAAAATCGGTGGCTGAATATCTCAAACGAACTAAAGACATGGAAAAGAACGATCCCCGCCGAAAGGCAGATCAATAGATGCAAAAAGACGAGAAGTAAACCCCGTTTTAGCTTGACGGGGTTTTTTTATTTTGGTATACTCTTTACCAATGTAAAGAGTAAGAGCCGCCGCAAGGCGTATTATTTTTACTTTTTACTCATTACCAAAGAAAAGACCCCGCACATTAACAACTGAATAACCGTTCATCGTGCGCTCTGGTTCTTAGCCTGGGTATTGATGATACGGACAGGGGCAAGAAAAAGAAAACAAAAAAGCTGCCCCTAGCGAGGCAGCCTAGTGTCTGACCTGAGTGGGCAGGTCAAAACATCCATAAGAATTTTAGCATAAATCAGCCTGGTAACAGGTAGGAGTAAATCATGAAAAAGAAAAATGATGTTGATCGGAAAGCTAGGGAAATTGACATTGCAGGTCCAGCATTTGAAGAGCCAGTGTTTTCTCAAGAATTTTTGAGCGCGATTAAGGATACGGCTTTCGAGGCATTAGCAGCTTATCTCGAAAAGATTGGGGCCAAAAAGGATGCGTTGGACTTACTGCAAGATATAGCCATCTTAACAACTTGGGATAGTGAAACTGAAAAAGATGGAAAAGTCAAAGCGATCGCGAATCAATTTATGTTGGAGGCAGTTTCATCGGCAAGCCATAAAATAGCTGCGATTGGCGGAGTGTTCCATTCGCCTGGTGGAACAAGCTACCCGCGTGAAATTACAGGGTGACATTATGAATAGGATATTACTAATCGCGGTCTTTCTCGCCCTGTCTTCTTTGGCTTGCAGCGGATCGCTCCTGGATTCGATCGATCGAAATGCAGTTGATGTTTCTCCCACTGAGCAAGCTCTCCCCTCCCCTATCAATTCGATTGCACCCACAGGGACCGCAAGCACCACCCCAGCGCCGAGCACTTGCGTTGTGACCGCTGCGGAGTCTTTGTACATGCGAGACGCTCCAGGCATGGCAGGGATTGTAATCACCTGGCTAAAGCCGGGAGATCAATTGATTCTCTTACCCGATCCGTCTTCAGGCGCTTGGGTAAAAGTCCAGTTTGAAAATTTCACAGGCTGGATAAATTCGCACTATTGCGAAAGGATAACCCCATGAAAAAAGTTTTGCAAACAGCAAGTAAATATATCTTCGCAGTGTTCGGGATCGCAGTCCTGGCGCTGCTAATGTCCCTCACCTACTCCGCACTTGCCCGCATCTTCCCGGATAGTCTCATAAATCGCATGTGGGGACTTGTCATGTTTGACATTGCGGCGATGTGTTGGGCTTTGGCATTTGTGTTCACGTCCGAGAGTACAGGTCAATATGCAAGCTCAGCCATTGGTTTTATTGTGGCATTCATTGGCACTCTTGGCATGGTGGCCGCCGAAGTTATCTTATCCAGCGGACAGATCGAAGCGGGCGACATCGGGCAATGGATGACTTATGGCTTCATCATCGTGACGGCTTTACATGCCGCCCTGCTCTACGCCCATGAAGCGACCGCCCCCGACATTCACGAAAAGATAAACGTAGGCATTGCACGCGGCGAGATCGTCACTACCGCCATAAAGCAGGCGACAAACGAACTTGACCAGGAAAAGGCAAGTCTAGCCGTGACTATTCACCGAGATATTGTGTCGCAGGTAAAGCGGGATTTGGGGCTTGAAGAGGCCGATCCTAATATGCCATTCTTGCCAAAGGATAGAACATACCAGCAAACAGCCATGCCTATTTTAAAAAATCCCTATGACCAAGAACAAAGCAAAGAACCAACCTATCACCCTATTGGAGGCTGGACATGTTTAGGGTGTGGCAATTCAAACCCCCAACATGCGGCAAAGTGTGAGAAGTGCGGGAAGGAGTTAGGCGAAACGCCGCGCCCTTTTCAAGACCGTCCAGAGTATATGGCCTAGGGATAATGCAGGAGGACGGGACCCGTCGCATAGTGTTTTGCCTTCGATGCAAAGCGGAGGGCAGGCCGTGGATATTGCCGAGCGATTGTCCTCACGAGTGGGAAACAGGAGTGGACCGTCTCACGCGATGGATGGGACAGGCAAAAGCGAAGATACTCCGAAGCCCCTCCAGGTAAAGCCAAAGAAGATTTACACGTGGATCTGTGGCTATTGTGGGCAAAACTTCAAAACTGAATATTATTCACAACGCTATTGCAACAATGCCCACAAACAAGCTGCATATCGTGAGCGAAAGAACATTGAAGCATAAGACGGCAATACCGTAACAAAAAACAGCCCTTAGAGACACGTACAGGGGCGGGATGGTATAAATCCTGCCCCTGTTGATTTTAGACCGATTATGAAAGCGAGAAAATCCAAAAATGAACACTCTTTTGCAACCTATTACCATCTCCGAATCGGAGAACATGCAAACTCTAGGCTTCGAGGCAAACAGAGCCGCGGAGAGCGCGGTTTTTGCGATCTACCAGGACCGCAGACCGATCAACACGCAGCGCGGCCAACGTGCGGGGCTGAAAGTATTCTCTAAATTCTTGCAAACATGCGGAATCATGCCAACAGGCGACCTGTACGAAGATCCAAATGCCTGGCATGGGATTACCTGGGGGCTTTGTGCTGCATTTCAGAAATGGCAGCTCAGGGAAGGCTACAGCATAAAGACGATCAATGATCGCGTTTCAATTGTCAAGGTTTATATGACCTTGGCCAACTCAGCAGGAATAATCCCCGATGGTGAAATCATCCGCTTGCAAAGCCTAAAGGGCTACACAGTCAAAGAGGGCATCGATGCAGATGCAAAGCGCACGAAGCAAGGGTTGGAGATTCGCAAGGGGACAAAGAAAGCAAAGGCTACAACGATCACCGAGGAACAAGCTCAGGCATTATGCAAGGTCAAGAATGACATGCCACAAGCCCGCCGTGATGCGCTCATGATGATATTGCTTTTGGATCATGGTATGCGTGTTTCAGAACTTGCGATCCTGAAAATTGAAGATATAAACTTTCAAGACCGACAAATGATTTTTTATCGCCCGAAAGTAGGCAAGTGGTCAACGCATAATTTGCGCGGTCGTGCTTGGCAGAGACTTTGCGAATATGTCCAAAAGGATAACCGCGCTGAAAGCGGTCCGCTGATTCTTGCATCCCATAAAACAGGACAGCTAACACCAGGCAAGGGGATGGCCACACGTAGTATTCAGGACCGTGTAAGGCACCTGGGGCAGGGAATTGGGATTGAAAAACTATCGCCGCACGATTGCCGTCATTATGGAGCAACCCAGGCGGGGCATGATCCGCGTGTGTCCCTGGCTGGATTGATGGCGTTTGGTGGGTGGGCATCCCCTTCAAGCGCAGCTCGATATATCGATCATGGCGATGCGGAGAATGACGGTGTATTTCTTGGCCTGGATGACTCTTGAAGTATTTGGTAATAAGTATTAAAATTGGGCTATATAAGAAGCGCCCGATCAGGAAGTTGTGAGAGGGAAAAGCGCCATACGTTCTTAGTAACGTGCTTTAGTCGAACTTGCGCCCGATAGAAATTCTTTGAATTTCTGTTCGGGCGCTTTTGATTGGAGCAGATCATGGCAATACAACTCGGCAGTGCATACGGAAAAGTTAGCCTCAATACTTCTGGACTGACTAATGGAGTCAAGACGGGTGTTGCTGGTCTTCAACAACTGCAGAAGGCTGGCGTAGTTCTTGGCAATGGCATGAAAGCGGCTGGAAGAACACTTACACTAGGGCTGACACTTCCCATTGTTGCATTGGGGGGCGCGGCTATTAGTGCGGCCAGTTCGTTTGAAGAAACGAAAAACAAAGCGGAAGTTGTCTTCGGTGAGATGGCAGATAGTGTTGTTTCAAATGCCAATAAAGCATCAGCAACTTTGAAGTTGAGCAAGACGGAATATTTGGATTACGCTTCTTCATTGGGTGCAATATTTACATCAGGGGGCATGGGAATCAAAGAAGCAACGGAACTTGCTGAACAATCAGTCAAGCATATTGTTGATCTTGGTTCTTTCCATGAAGCTGCAGCGGCGGATGTCTCAGCCGCATGGCAGAGTGCCATCCGTGGACAGTACGAACCGATTCAGCGATATTTCCCATTCATCACGAATGAGTTTATTAAGACCTATGGCACCGCCAATGGGTTGCTCGATTCCAACACGAAGAACCTAACCGCGAACCAACGCGCCATTATCTTGAACGCGATCGCTTTAGACGAAAAACTTAATCCGGCTTTGAATGATATGGCAGAGACGGGAGGCAGTCTGGCGAACCAGGTGAAGGGGACTCAGGCTGAATTCAAGAACCTATTGATCACTCTCGGTGAGAACTTGCTACCGATCGCTTTGGAAGTTGTAACCACGCTCAATAAGATGCTGGCAGCTTTCAACAACTTTTCGCCTGTTCAACAGAAAATGGTTTTAGGTTTTCTCGCTATGGCAGCCGCTGTGGGTCCGCTGCTTTCTTTCTTAGGTACACTGGTATCAACTGCAACTGGATTAATTGGATTATTTGGGCCGGGTGGTGTATTGGCAGGCGCAGGCACAGCTATTACTGCCATGGGTACATCCATCTCCACCATCGCGGTACCCGCATTGGGTGCATTGGCTGCTGCACTGCTTCCGATATTGGCGGTCTTGGCGGCGGTCATCGCGACGCTGGCCATCTTCGCGCTGGCCTGGAAGACCAACTTCTTGGGGATACGCGATACCATGCAGTTCAGCATAAAATTCTGGACGAATATCTGGAAGGCGTTCACATCTTTCCTGAAAGGTGATACGGATGCGGCCACGGAATACCTGCAGGAAGCCTGGGATGCCTTCGTGGAACGTTTCAACAAAGTATTCGAGAAGATTTTCGGCATCAAGGACGCCTGGAATAAGTT